TCTTCAATACTGAAGTCTATATCAGAATAATGGTGATCTTCTCTAACATTTTGTGAGTGATCAATATTAATTTTCCAAGGAGTTTTTGTACAATCAATATACATATAACCTTCTCCCCCATCATTATTAATCCAATCCCACTCTATATTATCATTAAGTAGATTATATAATAAATCATCCCAATCTGATTCTACTTCATTATTCATTTTAACATCTATATCTACTTGATCTCCGCTTCCAGGATCTGTAACATAATAATGCGTTTCTTCTATACAACCATCATCACCTCCACCATGATAACGTACTTCTATTTTTGATATATTGTGATCTTTAATCACTTGAACTGCTAGGTTTCTTTTTAGTTTTGTTTCCATTTTTAATTAACTTAATTTCTACACCGGGATTTTCCTTATTATATTCATAAGGTTCAAATACGGGTAGAATGTTTTCACAATTATCATCATCTATCCAATGATGTTTAACCATATCATCTTGCACTGTCTGTGCAGGATTAATATAATCAAACTTATGTTTGGATCCTCTGATGAATTTAAATGATATCTTTACCGGTAATTCTAGTTTAGCTAGTTGTTTTCTAAAACCCTTTCTAAACTGATCATAGTATTTAGCTGTTTCTTTTCTATACTTAGTTGTTGCTTTACTGGACACGAAATATCTTCCTGTCCATCTTCTTCCGTTTTTACTACTTGGAACGTTACCTGGTATAAACCATTTCATAGGATACTTTTAAGTTTAACTTTAATTTCTTTATGAGCATCATCAAAACCTTTCTCTTTTACAAGATCAGCAATGTCTTTGCTACTATCTAACCATGTGCCTTTTATGTCATATAGCTTCTCATATTTATGAACAGCATTATGTCCGGCAACATCATTATCAAATAAAGTTACAACTTTTTTATACTTTTTCTTAAGATTTTCAATTATATACGGTTTTATTATAGTATTTTCTGAGTCAGGTGCAATAACTTCAATATTATATCCAAATTGTTTTAGACACATTGCATCCTTCAAAGAAGAACATATAATAAGATAAGGTTGATTATATTCTAACTGATCTAAACCTTGAAGATGAGGTTTAACTTTAATAAATTTAAACTTCTTGTTTCTTGGTTGATAAATTTTATAAATATCATTTTTACTAAAGTAACCATACATATAAGGCTGTTTAATGGTTATTTTGTTATTTTCTTTAACCATATGATAAAATTCAAGTGGTTTTACATCATATCTCTTTAATATATCTTCACCTATATTAAATTGTAACCAAAATCTCTTATCATGTTCATTCCAATCTCTTGTTTTTATACTATCAACTTTATATTTAGCTTCTGGTTTAATAGTAGATTGAGAATATTCACCCTTTTCTGTAATAAATTTGTTATAATCTTGACCTATTTTAAATACTGCTTGAGAATAATTCATTCCAAATAATTCTTTAATTAGATCTATTTTATTACCACCTTTACCTGTTGAAAAATCTTTAAACTTATATTGACCTTTATCCACAAATATCCACATGCTTGGAGTTCTTTCTGAAGGATGAAATACAGATTTAATCTGTACATTCTGTCCATTCAGTCTTTCTGGTAAATCCAGATAAAACTCAAACACCCATGTACTTGGAACTTCAGATCCATTTAATATGAGATTTTTTGTACTTATCATAATTTTTAAAATAGAAAAGGGAGGTACTTGATAAACCTCCCTTTCCATTGTTAACTAATAATACTAACTATTATTAGAGTTCAAAATCATCACCTGATCCTGAATCTGCTTTAAATGGAGTTTCTACACCATTAGATGGAGTATCCTTTTTAACTAAAGCTTTTACATGCACAGCACGGTCAAACTTAAGTAATCTAGAATTTTCTTTATCTAATGCTTCCATAGCAATACCATCTTTAGATATACGTGGTAAGAAAAGATCATTATTTATATAACCTTCTTTGTTTTCCCACTCACGACCACCTATACACATGTTAATAAGCTTAGAACCTCCCATTAAATCATCACACTCTCTCATAAAATCCTCAATAGTTTGTGCATTTATAGAATCTAATCCATCTCTCATCTCTAATGTCTCAGCTAAAGTAATCATATTTTTTAAGATCTCTTGATCTCTACTAATTTCTCTACCACTTGGTAATGTAGTATCTTTAAATGGAAAAGGACTAATCCTTACTCTACCAATTTGACCGTCATATCTACCTTTAGATTGGTCATTATAGTCTTTAAAGAAACCTTCAAAGTCACCACCAACTGGTGCAGTTTCTACGTGTAAATGTATATTGTATGAATCTGCATCATACGGTGTTTGATCTAATGTAATAGAATTAATTTTTACTACATGGTTTCCTGGATCTAATACAGGCTTAGTACGTCCGCTTCCTGCAGACATGTCTTTAGTATTCAACATAACTTTCTTTTTTAAATTTATTTCACTCATTTTAATTAATTTTCATATTCAATAATTGCATCTTTAACAACCTTTAATGAATTATCTATACGTGCATCATCAAACATACCGTCTGGTGATTTACAAGTATTTTCTCCATTATTAGCTGTTTCAAATACATAACTTAACTTATCATCTTCTGTTTTGACAACTTTGCCAAATAGAACTATAGAGAATAGACCCTCTAATGTTAAAGCATTATCTATCATTTTACCTACAGTTTTTGCTTTTACTTTTCTATGCCCATTCACATCTGTACTTTCTTCAGAGTGTGTTAAAAAGAATATATATAAATCTTCTCTCATATCTTTAGGAAGTTTAGCAACTTGTGCTAAATTCTTTGCAATAGAGGTAAACTTATCATAACCTTTTTCATCTGCTCTGTCAAAATATTCAAAACTTGACATATATTGCCAATCATCTATTACTAGATTTTTTATATGAGGCATTTTATCATTAACATGCATCATAGCTTTAATAATTCCTGCAGCAGATGACACTGGTGTCATATTACCTTTTTGATTATCTTTACTAATCATACTATAATTCTTTTTCCATCCTTTGAATGGTAAAGGTTTATTTGCAATGTTAATAATAAATGTCTCTTTGGGATCTAAATCCCTAATTGATGTTGATTTACCTGACCCGGAGTCAGCTATAACTAATACACTTTGTGCCATTATTTACGGTTTATTAATTTTTTGTTTATACTTAATAATGCTCTTTCAATTCCAATAAGAACATCTACTATTTCTCTTTTTTCTGGATCTTTAATAAATTCTGGTTCCTTAATAGGTGAATTTCTATCAGTAACATCATTCATTACTTTTAATTCAGATACAGGTACAATATGTCTTTCAAATCCTGAACTACTTGTTACTGTTTCATATTCTTCAGCCCAATGAGCATTGTGTTTTAATAAATACAATGTTCTTTTAGGATCTTCTGAATCATACTCAATACTAACAAATTCTGTGTAGATATCTCTACCCTTTTGTAATTCACTTGGAAAGAAAGATACATGTAACTCATCTTTACCTGATGGTCTATATGCCATTTTTGGTATATATAGAGCATTAATAGTTCCAATTGTTTGGAAATAATCTTCATGCTCTTTTCTTAATTCTTGTACTTTTGCTTTACGTTCTTGTGGTGTCATATAATTATCTTCTTTGTTCTTGAGGTGGTGTATCCATCTCATGTATTTCCATTCTTTCAAATGCTGCTTTAAAGAAACTCATACGTGTATCACCATTCCTTGCTTTTAAGAAATGTAACACAAGAGTTCTATCATCCTCTATTATATATCTATCAGGTCCATAGAATCTAATCTTTTGTTTAGCAGGTCGGTTAATACCTATTAAAGTATCAGCATGTTGTAACATAGCATCTGAACCAAATATATCTGATTCTAATACATAGTTACCATACTTACCATTAACTGCTCTGTCTGGATTATCTATATTTCTATTTAATTGTGATAAACATATAAACAAACAAGGATAGTCTCTTTTACATTGAGTAAAAAACTCACCTAATTCAAATAACATATCTAATCTGTTATTTTGATACGGTGCTCTCTTTACTAAAATACTATGATCAAGAGTTATAATAGTTTTTTTACCTTTATGCATATTCATGTAAATATCAACTTGATCTCTCATTTGATTTACAGTCATTGGTGTAGTTATTTGATCTACAGGACTTTTAATTCTATTTTTAGAATAAGCATGACATTTATCAAATGTTTCTTTATCTAATACAGTTCCTGCACTACATAATTCTTTATATGTTTTACCTGTAATAGATGAAAATTCTCTTAATGCTGTAGTTCTACCTACCATTTCAAAACTAAATTCTAAAACTCTAAAGTCTTCAGCTGGATTAAGAATGAAAGACTCTCTAATAATCTGGTCTTTTATCAAAGTCTTACCCGACCCTGGTCTTCCCCCTATTACTGTAAGAGTATTCCATTCTAATCCTTCTGTTATAGCATCATTAAATTTAGGCCATGGAGTTTGTATAGATTTCTCTTTACCACTCTGCCTAGCAAGCATATATTTCAGTGCTTCATTAAAAGCATGATATTGTCCATCCCATTCTTGTTTAATTTGACTCATACTACTTTTTCTTTAAAATGATCATTATTATCAGTTTTTACACCATCACGGATCATATCACAGTAGTCAGCTAATTCTGAAATTTTTACTTTATTTTTATCTGATTTACATATAAAATATTGACTTGTTTTCATATACATATAGTCTTTATCTTTATATTCATTGACATACATAACTGTTGCATGTGCAACTTCATCCCATGTATAATCATAAGTATCAAAGAACCATCTAAATGCATTTTCTAATGTCTTAACATTTTGTCTACCTGGTTTACCACTTGGTAATTTACCTGCAGGAAACGCTTCTCTATATACTTTAAGCATTTCTACATAACCTTCACCTAATAATTGTCTACTAGTTCTTTTTTTAGCAACTCTAAAATATTGATCATATTTAGCACAAATTCTTGTACCTTTTGGTGTCAATGAATACATTGGTCCCTCTTTATATGCTATTAAACCTAATTTAATTAATGCTCCTGCATCATATTGTTTGTCTTGTATAGGAAAAGAAATACTATTCTTTATCCCATATAAGAGAAGTAATTGGTTCGGTGTAAGCTTGTCTTTTAATATTTTCTGGAATAGTTCTAACATAATTTTTAATATTTTTTTTTAATTCATCATATGCCTCACAAATTTGTTTATCATTTATTTCTAATAAACCTTCTATCTGTTTAATACTATGTATTACACTTGCATGATGTTTATTAATATGTGCCCCTGTGTATTGTAATGTAAAACCCATTTTATTACACATAAAGCAAAAGAGTTGTTTAAATATTACAAATTCTCTTTTTCTACACTCTTTTCCAAGAGTTCTCCATCCTTTATATTCTGGATATAATGTACGCATTGTACCTAATACTAATTTTTCAAGTATTTCTATTGTTTTAATTTGATGAGCTGATTTCATTGCTTGAATTTCATCTTCCCATTTTTTAACATCTACAACGATGTTTGATTTATCACTTATAAGTATACTAATATTTTTTTCATACTTTGATTCAAATCTGTTTTTAAACTTTTGAATCTCATTAGTCATTTTTAAAATATCTTCTTGAAACATATTGATTTATTTAAGGTTTGTAAAGATACTAAATTTATTGTATCTTTATGTATAATTAAATACTATTTATAATGGCTAAAAAGAAAAAAACAACCACTAAAGAAACTGAAGAAAAAAAACTACATGCTGATCCTATTACACAAGAGCAAAGAGATAAAGCAGTAGATAAACTTAAACAACTTAAAGAAGGAAATGTTGTTACAATTCCTGCAGATGCTATTGTAAACGTACCTATATCAGGTAGTTTTAGAAAAGCAATTGAAGGTGTTTTATATTATTTAATGGAACCATTAAATGCAAGTCAAATTATAGCATCAATGTCTAAAGTAAAAACTAACTTTGAAGGTCTTGAACCAGAACAAGTTAATGATACGGATAGAGCTATATGGTGTATTATGTCACTACTCTCTGAACTTCATTGGCAAGCTGCTCAACAAGGTAAAGCAGTAGAAACAGATCAAAAAATTGATGAAACTATTTCCACTATGATAGCTGGAATAGATGGTGCTACTGAAGAATTTGCAAAAAAAGCTCAAGAGGTAAAATCTAAAATTACAAAAGACAAGCCGGGAGAATTAAGATTAAAAAAAGATAAATCTTAAGACACCCAACCTGTTATTGATAATCTAGGTTTTTTAACACCAATAGATACTGGAGAAACAAAATGAGGAATTCCTATTCTATTTTCTTCAGGTAAATTCATTAATGTTAATGCTAATCTATTATAAGATGATAGAACTACTTTTTTTATTGTTCTCCAATCATCTTCTAATAAATATAAATTGCCTCCATATTGTGGTTTCCAATTTTTAGATAAACTATATACAAAGTTTATAGTTCCTTTATCTATATCATGATGAGGAGATAAAAATTGTCCTGATGTATATCTACTACAAAATACTTCTCCAGACATTGACATGTCTATTTTTGTAATATCTTTTATGAATTTCTTAAAATTATCACTTTTTAAGAATTCTTTATATTCACATTCTAAACAATTACAATTTTCTGCATGATTTATACTTCTATCAAATATATATGTAAATAATTCTTCACCAAAATCTTTATATGCATGCATATATAAATTATTTATTTTATTATCATTTTTTGGTAATTTTCTAATTACTTTCATATTATCTCCAGATAATGATTGTATGCAATAAGAAGTATACCACCAATCTTCTGGCATTTCAAATGCTAAAAAGTTATATAACTTATCTGCAGATCTTCTATCTAAAAAATTTTCAATAATCACTGTTTTGTTCTTTTTAAAATCAGATCTTAATTTCTTTATATTTAATTTATTATTTATTTTAAAATTTTCCATTATCTAAGATTTATACCAGTAAAGTCTCCCATTTCAATTAATTCTTGAATTACAAGATTTAACTCTTGTTTACTACATTTAGCAAAAGATTTACAATATTCTGATCCTCCTTTGTTTATACATAGTCCTGCTTTTCTTTTGACTTGTAATTTCATTTCACCAAAACTATATCCTATATCATTAGCTAGTTCTCTAATCATAGCATGAATCTTTGCAATTTGTGCAGCAGTTCCATTCTCAGTAGATATACTAGCAAATATTTCTATTTTAGTTCCTTCAGGTAATTCTTTAATCCAATTTTCATAAAGAGTGCCTTTAGCCTTTATAGTGTGAATAAGTTCTCCATCCACTTTTTTTAATATTGAAAAGAAATTATTTTTCATATCATTTCATTTTGACGTTCATTAATAATTTCATTAACAGCATCTATTTTACCGGTTAAATGTAACCATCTATTTATATGTTTTCTTTTTGTCCAAATAGTAACAGATGCTTTGTCTTCTTGTATAGCTTGAATAGCACGTTGTAATCTTTCCCAATCATTTTTGGATAAGGTGTACTCTTCAAGTATTTTCATGATCCTCTGTTATTTCTTTTTCTATTTCATACATAACATCAGGACATAATTCATAAAAGAAATCAGCCATATCAACTTGTTCATCAGTTGATGTATTAATTTCATCATTCCATAAGTAAACAGCATGTACTTCTACTGTTGATCCTGTACCAGGATAGTCATGCGTAGCTGGTTCAGCTGGTACATAGTTATATTCTATATCTAGATCCCATTCATTTATTTTTTTTGAGTAAGTGTTTTTTGGCATTTTCTTGTTTTTTTAATAATTTTTTTAAATATTCTGCGGGCGTACCTTCCCATTTTTCATTCTTCATTTGAATGAATATGTTTTTCATCTTTCCCATACTTTTTTTTTATTTTGAATAACTCTATTCTTACAGGAAGAACGTGATCTGCATTACAGTCATCACAACATTTTCCTTTTTCTTTTATAGGGTTAGGGTTGTTACCATAACCATAAGTTGTAAAACCACATATACAGCATTTAAAATAATTACCTGTCATTTTTAAAGTATTTATAAATATTTTTCCAATTATTTATACTTAATTGTGTAAAGTAATTATCCCAAAATAACCATTTTATTGGTGCAATAAATATATAATATAGTATCTTTTTCATTCAAAATTACTTTTAACTAAACGCCAGATAATAAAAGCAATTATACTTAATATCATAAGGGCAATTAATTTTTTAAATATTATCATTTTTTAATTTGTTTTTCTATCCAATCACTTATTTGTGTTGCAATATATATTCCAATAGCAATACCTGCCATTAATGCTAGACCAACGGCAGTTATTACTACTACATAATTAATTATCTCCATCTTTGTATGTTGTTTTTAATTTTTCTACTAAAATAACGTCTTAAAGATTCAGGACAATCATATTCCCAATAACCATCCCTATGTACTATTATACTATAATCATGCATAGTATAATCA